CGGGAACGTGTGCTCGCGCATCATCTATTATTGGCTTGAGAGATTCGCGCACTTCTTTATCAAGTTGCTTTTTAATGTCAGGCGCGAGTTTGTTCAAGGCTTTCCTAAGCCCTACTACCCCTTCTATTACGACTGGCAACTTTGCGCTCCTCTGCCTGTTTCTTTAAGACTTCATAGAACGCTTTGAGTAAATCGCGATCCATGTTAATAAATTCGCTAGGCGCAATTCCTGTGTTTATCGAAAGTTGTGCTATTCGATATGTCCAAGAATCACGCGTTAGCCATTTGGGGAGTCATCCCCTAAAACTTCGACAGCCTTCAAAGTTTCTAGGAACTTGTCCCCAAACGGGAAAACGTCTGGAGCGCCAGCTCTACGCAAGCACTCCCAAGCAAGCCAATAAACATCTGTCTGCTTTTGATCTTCGCGAAAGGCTTTAAAAAAACCTTTCTTAGCGTATTGTTCAAAAGCGTACTCAATAGCCGGTGTGATCTCATGCTGAGATTCTGTGCCATCTGCCCTAGTTACTTTAAGACTTGCCATGCCCATTTACTCCTTGTTTAGAACGTGCCTGTGCTTGCGACTGTTACCTTTGAATTAAGTGTAAAGGTAATGTCTTGAGTTGCCATGTCGCCAACTGCGCCATTAATAGGCGTTAGGTTGTTGACAAGAATGTCAAAAGTGTAAAGCGGGTTAGTTGCTGCAACTGCTCCCACCTTATCTTGTACCAACTTAGCGGCTACTGTTGTACCAAAAGCGCCGTTAAGCGTCTGAAGTACCTGTGAAGTAGCTGTATCGTTCAAGAATGATACTGTGAGCGTACCTGACTCCAAGCCCTTAACGAACTTGTGTGCGGTGTCACCCATTGCGGTTACTTCAAGTTCATCCGCTGCATAGTTCAGGGTGATTGAAGTAACGTGGTCGCTAAGATCAATCGCGTTAATCTTAAGACCGACTGTGTTATTTAAGAAAACTGCCATTTGGCTTATTCCTCATCTTTCTTAGCGGTTGCGGGTTTTGGTGCGCTTGGAGCTACTTGACCAATCTTAGCCAAGAAAGCCTCGCGCTCTTTGTCATTATCAGCCATTTTTTAGCTCCAATCGGATAGAACGCTGATTGATACTTCACCGGACAATAGATCGCCTACTGTGCCAGTCAAGACTGCGGGTGCACTAAATGTCCCAATTGTATATGCAATCGATGACGCTTCTAGCTTATTCACAATGTTAAGGTAAAAATCCTCAATGTTTGTCAGGTTGCCCTGATTGTCAAACATCGGTGCGAGCACAACAAGTTTGAAATTAACTTTTGGCTTGACTGTTTTGTAATGGTCGTTTGAAGGCTCAATGTATGGATCGCCGGGTTGCACGATAATTGAATTAGCAAGCGGGCTAGCAGGTGGGAAGGAAAACACCTGCCAGCTCGCATTATCAGCTAGCGCAGTCGCGATTGTTCCCCGTAGGGTTGTTATTGCGCTCACCCTACTTGACCGCCCGGAGCTAGATGATCCGCAAGCAAGCCTCTAACACGTGCCATGAGTGTATTTCCCATGCGATATGGTGAAGGTTGAAAATCAGGTGAAATGCCGCCAGCGTTAGATGCTTGACGAGCTTGCCAAATGTCAACAGCAATCATAAGGGTTGCTTGATTGACTTCGGGAAGGGTTGCGTAATCAATAGCCTGTGTGCCGTACACGCGACCCCATGGCGCTATATTGTGATAAGCGCGAGTTGTAATTTGAGCATTGACAAACTCAATCCAAATGCCATTAGCTTTTGTGATTGTTTGATTGCCGTTAAAATGTTGTCTTACGTTCTCAACTGTTACTGTATCGCCTACAATAAAGCGATCTGCGTTTTCATAAAGATAAATGCGACCTGTTGTGCCTGTTGCTTCCAAGGCATAAACAGATTCGGAGTTGAACCATAACTTGCCCTTGACAATGTTTTCTGCTGCTTGACAAACTTCTTCAACAACAGCGGAAGAATACAGCGCACCGATTCCAAGGGCTGAACGCAATTCAGCTTCGGTTACATAAGTGGCTGCCATAATTTCCTCTCTATGTTAGCCCCGGCGCAAGGGCTGTGCGCCGGGGTAACTCTACTTCTAGGCTAGAACTACGCCTTATTGAAACGGAAAGCGCCTTTCGGCTTTTTCGTGGCCAAGGCTGCATATCCATACAGGCCGACCTCGATTTTTCCTGAGCCTACAGTCTCAGCGCGAAGCTGGAGACGTGGGCTTTCGTACCATGTGAACGCATCGCGGCTAACGATCATTAGTGTTGCATCGCCATCGCCGGACTGTGTGTAATCTACATAGAGATCAAGTCCGAGTACGTTTCCACGGATTGCATTAACGCCAACTGAACCAGCAGCATTTTGTGGCTGGATTGCGGTAAGGATTGGGCGATTCTGTGAATCTACCAAACCAATGAGATTTGACCATTGTGTAGGTGATGCAATCAAGCCAGTTGCTGTTGCTGTAAATATCAGCAGCACCGCGAGCAACGTAACCTGCAAGTTCAGCACCATCCCATGGAAGGGTGATTGTTGTTGCATCGACAGTTGCTACTGAAGCAATTGTGTCGAAAGCATAAGCGTTTGTTGCCTTTGCGTAAGCATCAGCCATGAGCGCTGTGAGTTCTGCGAAGAACGCTGGTGAAGTACGATCAAGTACTTCTACTGAGAACTTCTGCATACCTGCAAACTTTTTAACATCTACATCAAGGTATTCAATCTCAACCTGTGTATCTGAGAATGATGCACCCTCGTTTGTCTGTGCGACTGTTGGTGCAGTCTTGACGCGTGGGATTTGGAATTTCATCCCAGCATCAGGCAATGTCCCCGAGCTGATGGCTTCAATTGTGGGGCGTACGCCAGTTGACTTTGGATTGATAACTTCTGTTAATTGACGTGTTGGGACGAGTCCGGGTACGTCTGTGGTTGTATCTGTATCAGATGCAGCCGCGATCCATTGACGAGCTTCTTCTGAACCGAGAGCAGCGCGAACTGTATTCTCGACATAAAGAGCTGGTGTTACTTGGATGCGTGGCTTTGTGTACATTGGTGCTGCAACTGTTGGGCGAGCAGCCTCTACCGCAGGGGCTTCGACCTTAGGCTCAACAGATGCGGTGTCTGGAGTATTCTCCACGACTGCCTCGCTTTCGTTTGTTGGGTTTTCTTCAGCTTCATCTGAAGCTGCAACGCTCAAGACTTCAGCGCTTTTAAACGCTGCTGCTTGAACAAGACTTGTTTCGTACATCTTGCTTGCCAATACTCGCAAGATATTTCCTTCACGCTTGGAATCTACAACTTCAACGCCTACGGATAAACCGCTGCGAAGTTGCTCAGATGCTTCAATGAGTGCATCGTTACCGCGTGTTGTATTGGATACTTTGAAAGTTGCGTAAATGCCATCTTCTTCTTCGGTAAATGAAATCATGCGACCAATTGGTTTTTTTGGATCGTGCTCAAGCAATAGTTTTGGCTTGGGATTGTTTGAGATTTCAATTGACCCTTTTGCAAATACAACTTTACCTGCGGATGTGTGACCAATCTCGTTACCAAACGGCACAATCTTGCCGGTAATAGTACGTTCCTCGGTGTTGCAAGTAATATCGTTAGAGAACGTTAGGTTCATCTGTATCGTTTCCGTTCGGGCTTAGGTTTTCCATTTCCATAGCTTGCTCAACACTAATCAAACCGAGTGCAAGCATTTTTTCAATAACTGCTAAACGCTCTAAAGCATTTACAGCCAAGAAAGCATCTTCAACATTAAATTTAACAATGTTCCCTCGCGCGGTTATGTCATCCATCGATAAACGATCTTGAATTGCGTGGACATACGGCGCGAGAGAAAGAGAGACAAATTGACGGCGCTCATCTTGGACATTTGCGTATGTCATAGAATTATTCATGTCAGCGCTTATGTAATAAGCAGGTACGTTCATCATTCTGGCGACTTGCGTAGCTGTGCTTTGTACCGCATCCACAAACATCATGTCGCGGGGTGAGAAAGCAGTTGGTAAATAGTCAAGTGTGCTTGTTAAGTATGCAGTAGATCTGCGCTCGCGTGCTGATTTCCACGATGCAAGAATTGATTGCACTTCTTCAGGTGATAAATCTGCGCCTGTATTTTTAATGACACCTGAAGGCATTGGAGTTGCAGATGCAACACGCATTGCAGTTTCTAAATCAATTGCGCTGCGAAGTGTGCGTGCGCCGCGTTGCAAAACACCTTCATCAAGTGCGCTAAATGTAACAAGTGATCCAAGACCTGACATCGGTACATCTGTGCCATCAATTGTGTATTGAATAATATAATTCGTGTTTGCATCAGTGCGATATGAAACGCGACCCGGTGCTACCCATTCAAATCGTGCAGGGCGACCATCATCAAAATAAGTTTCTGTCACGCGCCAATAAGCAACGCCGTAAAACAATAATGAGTCAACAGTCCATGCAAGAGTTGTGCTTAATGGCTGGTGAATAGAAGGTTGTTCAAGCCATAATGGTTTGCCTAGTTTTTCACCAGTAGATTTTTTGTAAAGCTCTAAAGGAAAACTTGCAATTGTGCCAGCAATAAGATTTCTGCAACGTGCAACGGAAGGGACGGACATTGCTTCATCGCGACCTACCGCAGTCATTAAGCCGGGTAGATAATAATTAAAAGAATCAGTCATTAGCTGCGGAGCAGCTTGCGCCTCTATTTTCGCAGGGCGGAAACGATCAAAAAGACCCATCGTTTAAGGATACCACACAATTCGGACATTTAGCGCATTTCAGGCGATAATTTGTGGCTTGCTCTGTGGCTTAAGCAGCTGGTGGACAACCATTGCTAGGCCAATTGCCGCAGATACGTCCCCGGCTGACTTTCGTCTAACGATTCGCCAACCCGCATCTGTTTCCTTAGCCGCACAGTTATTCATGGAGTCCACCAAGCTAGCCTGTCCGATGTGAACGATTCGCGCGTTCACAATCGCATCATATAGATCAGAACAGGCTTGGTAAAATACAGTCCCGGACATATCTTGTATTTTGTGCCCTGACTGTTGCAATCGTTCTGCCACGCTCATCGTGCTGTATTTGTCAAAACAAATCATCTTAGGGCGATACTGCCGTGCCCAATCATTGACTTCCACAGCCATCTTTAGCTCGTCAATCGCGACTTGGCTCTCAAACTGTGCGATTACACCCACGGCAATCTTGCCATCTTCGCGCATCTGCCCTGCAACAAGTGAAGCCATCTTTTTATTGACTGAAATGTCCATTCCGAAAATAGTCGGCAGTCCCGGCAGGATTTGTAGGTCTTGGACTGTCAGATCTTCAAACGCTTTATACGGCCATGGCGATTTGAGTGCGCTTACCCATTGACATAGGGTTTCTGTACGGCTTGCTTCTACGCTAGATGTTGCAATGGCTTCAGCAATCGTTTCTTCGTCTATCAAATAGCCTAAAGCGGGATTTGCCTGATACCACGCGTCTTTATCAGTTATCTTCGCCCAATCATCGGCTGAGTATTCCCAAAAGCCCATAGTAGGCGGCGGATAACTCAAGCAGCGGCTTCTCAAGTCATTTAAGACTGTGCTAAAAGCATCACCCGCGTTGCTCGTCATAAAGATTTGGCTGTTAGGGCGTGCGCGGGTAATTGGCTTAGCCGCAGTCCACGAATCTTCATCAATTTC